GGACTATGCTGTCGTAAAGGGCATTAGCAACTTGTTGTGCTCGTGAGTTACCGATCAATGAGTTAATGGGTGTGTCGCCTATTAAGACTAACGCAGCACTAACTAAATCAATTTTAGTTGCCATATTGTTACCTGTAAAAATGGGGGCCATATAGACCCCCACGTTTTTTACGCAGTGATTACAGTACCAGCCGCACAAGCAATGGCTGTACCATTGTTTGATTCAACGTATGAAATACGCGCAGTTGGAGTCGTGCCAGTTGTGCCTACAATAAGCAGCACATCTCCAGCATTTAACTCACCTAAAGCGTTTTCTACAGGAGGAACAGCGTAGATATCGGCCACTTGACTAAAATATCCAGCAGCAACTACAGCAGAAGTAGCGTCAGCAGTAGAATACTGCCAAGTGCTACCGCCAGTTCCAGAACCACCTACGCGGCATAAACCGCTTCTTTGAAATGCCATTAGTAATTCTCCTTATGCAGTTTTGTCATACTGAACTTTAACCAAGCCGCCTTCGTCGCGAACGACAGCGCCAGCTTTCAACATACCATTACTCAACCAAGAGGTACGTTCAGCGATCCAGTTAATTTCAGTTTTCATGTCAATACCAACGGCCAAGCCAACAGCAGGACGCTGATAGAACCATGAATCGACGATGTTAGCAGCTTCACTCAAACCACCTTCAGTCCGAGTTTCAATGATGTTGAATCGGAACCCTACGAGGGTATTGATCTCACCAGAAACTAGAGCCTTGATGTTCTGATAGTCCGAAGACGTTGCCAGTTCATCGTTCAACAAACCACCTAAGCCTTCAGCTTCGATGACTGCGAACAGGTCAGTGTTGGGTACACCTTGGTCACGCAATTCAACTTGGGCTTGGATTACCTTAGCCATAGTTAAGTTTGCAGCACCAGCAGGTACAGTAGTTGTTAATGGAGTCGAGGCATCCATAGCATCGATAACCAACTGGTCACAACGACGGCCCAAAGCACCGGCAATAGTCATTGCCAATTCTTGTTTCTCATCGAAGTTAACGTCAGCTTGGTCGAAGATGTCGGTGTACTCGGGCGCATTCCAGTTAGCCAACGTAGCAGTCTTGAACTCATGGCTTACGTCCATAGGAGTTACGAGATCTGAAGTTGATTTCTGGTTTGCAAGGCCCTTGCCTTGACGACGGAATTTGTAGGTATCACCTACGACGTTGTTGCGTACAGTTACAGAACCTTTCAGCAAGCCCATGCCCTGATAGGCGTGTTTAACCATGCTGTCAAATTCTGTTACCGCAACAGAAGATAATTGTTTTGACATTAGTCTAATCCTCAAAATTTATAATAATCTACACAAGTGTTTCACATGAAACATTTGCTGGTTATGAGGTTTCGACTGAGTGCCCGACAGATCGGTCAGCCTTCAACCCAAATCTGTCAGATCCGCGATGGGAGTCCCTGACAGACATATAATATCATTTTACTTTATAAAAGCAACTAACCGAATACTTGGACATTCGGCTTGTCACCACCAAAAGCAAACATCATTTCTTGAATTTTCTTCTCATGGTTAGAGTCTACTGACCGCAGAAGGTTGCCGTTCTCGTCCTTTCGGAACATCTCTTTCTCAATGTCAGGCCACGTAATTCCACCAGGAACAACATGCCCGTCGATAGGTAGCTTTTGCGGAGCCGTACTCTTAATCAATGCCTCTACCAGCATGATAGATTCAGCAGAGTTAACAGCATAACGAACTTGCTCGTAGACCTCAGCGTCCAGATTATTCTTCATAAACTGTTCTACGGTCTTGATACGATCCGTTGCGTTGTCGCCTAACTTGGCAATTTCAACTTCAGCAGATACTTCTTCTACGGCCTCTGATTGAGCAGAAAGCAATTCCCATGCCTTATTAAAGTAGTCTTGAGACATATTAGTCTCAGCAGCAAAGCCCATTAGCTCTTGCATCAACTCGTCTTCTTGGTCGATACCTTCAGGCATTGAGTAGCCGTCTTTCGGAGCACCCTTGAATGCGCCAAACTTTTTCTCTAGCTCAGTATAGGCAGCGGCTTGATCGGCGACTGACTTGTATCTGTCAGACTTGTACCACTCTGGTGCCTCACCGGTTCCCTTGATCCCGTCAGTTAGGAAGTACTCACCCTCAGATAATTCTGGCTGGGCAGCATCTACCAAACTAACTGGTTGTGCTTCTACTGCAACATCGTTTTCTACTGATTGTTCACTCATAGTTATCTCCACGCATATTGAATTACAGCCCGTTTAGGACTGACCGCTTGATGCTTCAAGAGGATTTCGTCAAGCCTTCTACCGCCGTTAAGCAAAGATAGATCGTTAATGTCGATCCAATCTAAATGCTTACCTTCTCGGTAACATCTGAACGCTTTAAATTTATGAAGATACTCGAACTTATCAAACCCATACTGTGCCGCAAGCAGATCTAGCCATTCAAATTTAAAGTCTCTGCTTAACAAGTATTGCCGTTCGTCGCAAACTACCTCGACGGATGGGGTTTCTTTCTTTGGCCGTCCTTTCTTTTTAACTTCTTCTACTTCCATTACTTCTGTCATAGTCTCTCCGCTTGCTGGATTTGGTGAACAATAAACCTCATGACGCCAGTCTCCCCGTTATGGTAGGCGGCTTCATAGTTTATATTCTGTGCAGCAAGAGAAGTGTCGTTCTCTAGTAGAAAGCGTTTGCTCAGGTCTTCTAGTACCCTGTTACCGTCGTCAGTTGCAAAGCAACGGTTATAAGCCTTGGCTAGTTCGGCTTGTTTTTCCCTGATTGCGCTCTGTGCTTTCTGTGCTTTCCCCGTATCTATCTCTAAGTCTTCCCAACTCATTGAACGGCCTGTAGTTGTGGTGGTTGTTGAGTAGAACCTTGCATCTCCATCTGTTTAGCTTCCGCTCCAGCTTGGATAATGCGTTGTTTCTCTGCGTCATCACGGACTAATTCAGAACTCATACCTGTTTTCTCTGCTACCCAGGTTCCAAAGTCCTCAATCTTGAAGGCCATTTGCACTTGGTCAGGCCCAGCAGTCGATAAAACAAACTCTACGGCTTGTTGTACCGCTAGAATGTCTTCTGAATCCTGTGCTCGTGCTAGTGGTGACGTGAATTTGATTTCTACATCACGGCCATCCAACTCAATAGGCGTGATTAACCCGCGACGAATTAGGATAGACACGACTCGCTTAAGGATTGGGATTAATATTTCAGTCTGCAATCGTCCAAATGCTGAACCAATACGCTTGGCTAGTTCTCTGGACTCGATGGCTATCTCTGTTGCAGTCCTAACCGGCCCTGCTGGGTCTCTCAGATCGTTGAACATGGCAAGTTTGATAGCATTTTGCAGTTCTACAATCTCGAATTGTGCTAGTGCTAGGCTACTTGACGTGTCTAAACGTTGTATAGACGGGTTGTTGGTGTTGTTAGAACCTACTGGAATAACAATACCTGGCGCTATAACCATATTGTAGGGATTAGTAACCCCGTCGTCCGTTGCAGTGTACATTCCCGCTAGATCAATAGCGGCTTTCTGCAATACAAACTCTTTGGCCTTGTTCAATGACCGTACATCTGGCAGCGTTTGCATGGCTGGCCCACGACCACGAACCTCACCAGAGACTTTAGTGTACCGGCCCGTTACCCAAGGCGATGAGACACCAAAATCTTCTGTCCAAGATAGACGTTCTTCCTGTTTAACCCATACACAACCGTAGTATCGCTTGGTCTTGGGGTCAAAAATGACACCTTCTGACAGTTCAACCTCTGCATTGGGCTGGTTATCGATCATTTCTTGGATAGTGGGCGATGGTTCGAACCCTTTCCACATCCGCTCTAGCAATCTGGCCTTGACCTTGAACCGTCTCCAGTGGGTCTCGATGTTTCCATACGGGCCTTCCTCAAATGCGATACCTTTCTGCGGTACGCAATGGAAGACAATCGGCATATCCTCGTCGTCGGTCTCGTCAATCCGTAAGGTAGCAGTCCCGATCAAAAGATCTAGTGCAGCCTCGTAGAATTGAGTCCCGAAGTTAGACCGGTTGATATAATCAAAGACGATAACGGCCTGTTCTTCTAGGTTCTCTCTAATCTGACGCTCGCTAACGTTGAAGTCGCCTGACTCTAGCAGCTTGAGGACTTCATTCGACGGGTTGAATGTGGCCCACCTAGCCCAGATCGGTGCAATGTTCTCCTGTAACTTACTGGCCCCTTGTTGGATAGACGTTAGAGAAGTGGAGTCAAAGATACGCTCCATCTTCTTCTGGCCTGTATCCTGATTGTCGAACAGGTTCCGTTGGGGTAGGAAGTATTCGTACACATCCGACAGTTGGTCGTGCCATAAATACTCAGCATCAAAGGCCCTAGCCTCACGGGTCTTGAGATCCTGCATAGATCCTAGATTGGGTGGAAGTTTCATGTTATCTGCCCATTGCCGAAGTCATTAATCCAGCTTTAACCGCACCAGCAGCCCCACGTCTACCAGCACCAGCTAAACCGCCTAGCATTGATCGTCCAGCACCAGCAGCAGCACCCTTGGATGCCCTGCCACCCATAGCGGCCTCAGTCCTAGAACGTGGAGCGCCACCTAACAAAGATGCAGAGCCTAGTTTGCCTCGTGCTAGCGCCTTGAAGCGTTGTTCTTGTTCTCCAATCTCCTCATCTAGCGCCCGTTGTTGTCTCTGTGTTACTGCTACTTCTTGAGCTGATGGTTTTGGTGCCTTTGGTTTCTTCATTTTGTTTTCTCCAGATACTTGTACAGCTGGTATGGTGTCCAGATGAACGGTCGGTTAATGCCTAGAATCTGTTTAACGTGTCCTACGCATGTATTGAGCATAAATAATGATTGCCTCGCGGTCTTACGATCGATTTTGACAATGATAACCTCCTCGATTTTATCGGGTTGTCGATCGATAGTAAACAAGTCCACATAGTGCATTGACTTGCCATAGATCAACCATCGGCCTCGGTCTGCGATCATCAGATAACAGTGCTTGATGAACGGATGAAGGAACCTTGACCACCAATGGCCTGAGTCGTTAGTGAATACAATGTAAGCATCAGACACTAAACTGCGGTTAATATGTTCATTAGAAGACACTAAACTGCACCTTGGCCTGTCTCGGTTGTGGCCTATGTCCTGAGACCATTGACTCCTGCCATCCTAGTGCAAGGGTCTGTAGTGCATCGGCCCCATGTGATGCCCAGTCATGTACAGGTGTGTCACGGAACACTTGGCGCTTATCGTCGTATTCCCGATGGTATGAGGCTATACAGTTGTAACCGTGTTCGGCCTTCTCGTCATCGATCCAGAATCTAGGAAACATCCGTCTAACGGCCTGTATGCCTTCAGCCTTTGTTCTCGGTCGCTGTACTGTTCGGAAGTTGATGCCCATCTCTCGGGCTACTTCCTTCCTGCTACGGCCTGAGGTGAGCTCTCTGACCTCTATGTCATGCGGTGCTAGATGTGATCCTAACATCACGTTGTTGGTCGTCGCGTATTGGTTCAACCATTGGATATAGTGCTCCATGCCCTTCGACGTGTTCTCATAGTACCCAATCAGTCGTATCTCTTTGCCCATGGCTTGGAATAGCCAGATTGACATAGCATCGGATATGCCCAAATCCCATGCCGTGTGAACCTGTAATGATGGCTCTATCGGTAGCCTTCCAACCCGTCCCTGTTCCTTTGCAGCTGTCAGTTGGTCAGCATAGTATGCCCCTGCTATCTGAGCTTCAAAGGATCCGTAAAACTCCTGCTGGATCAGCGCCTCATCCATGCCTTCCAATCGTTCGTTGTCGATGATGTCACTACTGATAACAGGTGATCCATCGGCCCGTTTGGTGTCGTTCACCGTTAGATTCTGGCAAAACCATTCGTTAGACTTCTTGGCCATCTGATAGAGACTGTGGCCGTGATTCTTTCCCCGCGGCGTATAGATAAAGACCGCCCATCCACCGTTTTCTGCCAGTATGGGCCTGATATATCCCCAAGCATTTGGATCACACAATGACCATTCAGAAAAGACCACTCCGACCGGATTAGAGCCTACAAGGGAGTCGTAATTGTCCGACCCTGCCAACTGCCATGTAGAGCCATTTACAAGCTCTATGAGCATTTCTTGGGTGCTTGTGCGTTTGCGTATAGACGGAGGGAATACTTGCTCTAAGATCGGCCTACCTTCGCCGTCAATGCCGTTCCAGATAGCCTTTCTGGATTGATTGGCCTGAGGGAATAGATGCCAGTACGACCCTTTACGTTGAAGCATACTCTTTGCGGTGTAGTTCAATGCCGCTGAGTCTTTGCCAGCCCTTCGATGCCATACCACGCAAGCCCTTTTAGCCCCGCCATCCATAGCCTTAAAGAATGGCAGTTGATGCGGTCGTGGTTCCCATTCATGTGGGATCGATATGCTAGGCACTCTTGAAGTCTGAGACCGTTATAGACAGCTCACCGCCACCCTCACCCGTGATTTCTGTCGCCTTCAGCTCTGGCAGATATTTACCGAGCATTTTATGCCGTACATCCACCACCTTAGAGTATTTCGCTAGATCCTGTTGAAATGTCTCAGAATTAGGGTCTAATTTCTCGATCTTCTCAATGATATCAAAAAGATATTGAACCGATCCCCTTTCTTGCATGTACTCTCGCAATGCATCCTGTCGAGCTAATCTGTTTCTTGTTTTGGTGTGGAGATTCTTACTAGTCATTGTTCTTACCCTTACCAAAGATTCTATCCCAGTTGGCCGAATATCTAGCCCTGGAATCGGTTGAACTCTTCCTGGCATGATCACCTTTACCGCCGTGAGACCAATTAGGAAAATGCCTATCAGCAGTTTTTTTGTCTAGCTTATGGCGCATATCAGGCATGTTTAACCCTATTTTTTACGATATATGCTGTTTGGTTCTATGCTTATAATAAATGGTTCTAAACAAAACTTTGACATCTTTTAACGGACATGCGATCGTCTGTAACCAGTGGTATTCATTATAACTCAATCAGCAAGGAGATACACATGAGAATTACACGAAAAGTTTTAGAGCGGCAGGTTGCAGAAATTAACCAAGATTTAGGCTTTGCTACTGAAGCATACACCAAATGCGCGGACGGCAAGTATAGAGCCAATGTCGGAACCTATTACTTAAACCATAGCGGAATTTATGGCGGTTATGAGATTAACCAGATTTGCAATGAAGGCGGCGGCTGTCGGGAAATATTCTACCACGGTAGAGTTAGCGCCAAAGAGATGCACCATATCTTGACAGTATACCGAGAAGGCTTAAACCACGGCTTTAATCTTGGATTCGGTCGCGGCAAAAACGTTTCCGCAGCAGCCTAACACAACGGGCCTTCGGGCCCTTAACCAATCCGAGGGGATATATCATGGACAAATTTAACGACTTCAAGAAATTAGTTTCCGGTCTCAGTGATACCGACTGGCTAGTAGATTGTGCGGCCATGCCAAACGATCACGTTACACAAGCCCACGTTGACCAAATCATGCTCGAAGTAACGGGCCGCATTTGGGCCGGTAAGATCCCAGTGCCAAGCGAGGTGACACAATGAGAAACCACAGAATTCACAACACCGTGGCGGTTCGACTGCTTACCAATAACGATCAATACGGCCTGTTTTGGCAGGACGGTGACGGCAACAACTCGGACTTTATTG